TTCGAGTGCCCACGTATCCAACTGCAGCATGTACGCGAAGCCCTTGGGGCAATTCAGGTCGCCAATAACGGAGATGGGCCCCGATGGTCCCATAAGGCTAACCGCCTTGAACCCAATGTCCGGCTCGTCAAACGACTTGGCCCTGTCATATAGGACTTTGCTCCCCAACGCCTTCACCAAAGCCGCATAATCCAGCGGGTTCATGAAGACGTGACTTGGCATTCCGCCTTCGCGGACGACGAGTGCAGCCGTATCGATAAGCGACTCTTCGATGGGCCCACCGCTACCAGCGGAGTACCTAATGCCCGACAGGCGCGTTACGTCGGTAGACCTGTCAAGCCCAAAGAAGTTGTCGCCACCCGTCGGAGCGGTCGTGGGAATCCACGCGCCGAGCCCGGAAAGCAGGCTCTTCGTGGCTTCAAAGTCGCCATTCTGAAAGATGAAGTCACCGGCGGCAGCGGCTGCGATACCCGCCGTCCAGTTGCCCGACGCGGTGAGAGTCCCGAGGATGCGGTCGACCCCAATGAGGGTGACAGTGCCTACGCGCTTGGCGCCCGTTGTCCCGTCGGTCGCGCTCAGGTTGAGCACCATCCCGACTTCGAAATTCACTACTTGCGTGATGTCCGCGAGTGTGATGGTGGGAGTGCCCACGCTAGACGCCGCGGATATCTTCCCGCGGGCACCGCCTGAGTTGCCGTACATGCCAATCGCGAGCGACCGCATACACGTGTAGATGGCGCCATCGACTTCGCGCTTAAGGCCGTCGACAAGTGAGCCGGCATCGTTTTTCGATGCTCGGATAGCCTCCGTCGTAATCTGGGCGAACGCGTAGTCGCTAATACGAGTGACGGTGTACTTGTTGTAGACCGACGCGCTCATATTCGCTAAACCGGCCGTAAAACCAGCCGTTCCAGCGCCACGTCCTTGCGGAGTGCCGTTGCGAATCGCGACTACTTTATTGGCGCCGACGAAGTCCTGCCGCTTCGAGATGGCTGCGTAGAACGGATTCCGTTCGTAGGTGAGAAGGTTGACTTTTTTCTGCGTGTACTGAGTCTTGAGAACCGCGTTTAGTGCGGTAGTATTCAGTGAGGCCATTTGGGCTGCTCCGAGTCAGAGGTGGTTCCCTCCGCGCTCGTGCTCCCAATGGGCCGTCAGTCGTCCCTGGATGCTGAGAACATCTGCTCGATTAGTCGGCGAGATTCCGCATCTGCATCGGCTTGTGACCATGGTTTAGCCACCGAGCCACGCTGAGCGCTGACACCATTGGTGAGCGTGCGCGGTCTGGCCTGTGACGGTTGGCCTTGGATATCGGAACTACCCTGTCTGGGCGAAATGGCGCCGAATCCGACTCGAGCGCGCCGCTCGGCGAGAGCTTCGTGTCTCGCTTTAGCTTGTGATTCCAGGTATTCCGCGATGACCGAATCATCGGGATAAACACCGAACTTTGCGTGATACGCCGCGCTGTGTTGCGTAGCCACGGTCTGCGCCTCGCGAGCAATTTCAGCTGGCGTCATCTCAGCGACGAGATGCGGATACTGCTCTGCTGAGTTGTCGACGAACTCGACGAATTGTCTAGTTGCAGCCTCGAATTGCTGGCGGAAGCTCTGCTCCTGTTGCTGCTTGGCTTCTTCTGCCCGGGCGGCTTTGAACGCTTCCAACTCAGCCTTCAGCGCGCGAACTTCCGATGTCGACTCATCGGCTACGCGCTTAGCTATCGTGCTCGGCTCATGCTCTGTGGCGAGCGACTCGAGGAACTCCCTCGGGCTCATCCCTAGCAGCTCAAGTGCCTTGGAAGGAGAGACTTTCGCGGCCCTGAGTTGTTCCACAAGGCTCGTCTGAGAGGTGAGCTCAGACCGCGCGCGTTCAACCTCTGCCCGCTCTTTGGCGACTTCAGCTCGCACCGCAGCAATGGCTTGCTGCTCCTTTGCGGCCCGAGCTTCTGCCCGCTTAGCCGCAATAATGCGCGAGCTTACGCTCGGCTCTTTGGGGGCATCTTTGGCCGGCTCTTCCGTTGCGGCTTCGGCTTCCTCGGGCTCCGCGGCGCGGGCATCCTCGAGTATCTTGACCAGGTCCTCACGCGACACGTCCCCCTCGGGCACTGTCACTTCGGCCGCGGTATCAATCGGAGCTGCTACGGCTTCACTCACGAGGGCATCCCTCCTTGGGGCGGCATCGGCATATCTGGCGGTGGGGGTGCTCCAGCGACTTGGCCCTGGGGCGGCATCGGCGCATCCGGCATGGGCAGCGCTCCGGGGCTGGGCTGCGGTGGCGGCCGAGATAGGAAGTCGACCGTGTACGCGAGATACCTGCGAAGCAGCTCTAGCTTGTCCTCGCTGACACCATCGAGTCGTGCGCAGTGATACGCCTCAGTGACGATGCGCATCGCGAGCTTGTGGTCATCCGCGGGTTCAGGAGACACGAACTCTCCGCGTTTCAATATCCACTCGACGTTTCGCTCGATAACGAGTCGAGCCGCGTTTTTGCGTCGCTGATACTGCTCCGTGTCAGGGTAATCGAGGATATCGAGTACGTCCTCTGGAGGTATCGCGCCCGAGTTGATCATGTCTTGCGCCCAAGCCTGCTTTCCTGCGGGCGATGACGGGATCATCGATGTCGGGTGCACGCGAATCGCGTACATGTCCTCTTTGAGCTTGATGTCGCTCCAGCGAATGACGTCAAGTTTGCCCTTTCCAGGCGCGCGCACTTTGGTCGATCCGCCCGCGCGCTTGGCGCATCGGATGACTTGCCTGGCAGTATCGATAACAAGCTCTTCGAACGCTTGCCCTACCTCGAGGAAACGCTCCGTCTGGATATCCTGGTAGGTTCTCTGAGCAACGCCGCTATCCAGCCCCGCTGGCTTCTGGCCAGTCGCGTTTAGCTGCGAGATGCCGGTGACCTCAAAGGCCTTTGCGTAGAGGTCCCAAAGGTGCTGGTACACCGCAGGATTGATGGCCTGCGGCGCCTCGTACCTTGGTGCAGTGCCGGTGTATCGCACGATGGCCGCAAGGTCATTGTTGATGTGCTGCGATTGGACCTTGGCCCCCTGCTCAACTAGCCAGTGACCTGCGATAAGGTGGTGTCCTCGCTGAATTTGCTGGACGAGCTTGTTTATCTCCTCCTGTATCCCGCGCAGTTCTTCAACTAGACCAACGCCAAAAAAGCCCTCCACGTCATCCGTCCAGCGAAGGACCGCGAACGGATGCGGGCCCTCCCATTCCTCGTCCAGCAAGTCTGCGCCGTCGATGGTGATGCAGTGACGGCCCATGACGCCGTCGGCCTCACCAACGTGCCAGGACTCGGTAACGAGAATCTGGTCTGCGCTAGTCTGGTAGGAATACTCGAGGTCCTCGGTGTCTGACGCGGCGTCAGTAATCTTGCCTGCGAGCTCCTCATCGTCCTTGGCCCACGTGTGGGTTAGGACTCGCCTGTCTACGTACTTCCGCCGGTAGATGTTCGGCGGGTCACCATCGATAGACTCTAGGTCGTCAACGACAATCTCGACGGGGCGCACGCGTTCGACGCAAACCTTGCTGTCGCCAGAATAGGCAAGCAGGAACCCGGTGCCGTAAATGCAGGCATCGCGGAATACCTTGCATAGATTCGCGTAGACCTTTTCTTCGTAGAACACCCCCGCGACGAACTTCTCCAAGGTCTCAGCCTTGTCGCGAAGTTCAGCGTCGCCCCCCTCGGTCAGAAAGGTGGGTTTCGGTTTATTTTTGGCTGCAATCTTGGCTGTGGCGCTTCCGACCATCGTGCGGACGACGTTGATCGTGATTCGCGAATCGGCCTCTACCGACCTTCGCGAAGTGCCGAGACCAAAGCCCTGGATTGGCCGGTTACTGTACAGGCTCGCGTGCCGCAAGTCGGCAATCTTGCGGTATTCCTGCGCTTGGCGAATCTGTCGGACGACGCGGGTAACGCACTCGTGCCGACGTCCCTCAAAAGAGGGCAGCCACCATCGTGCGTCGTCAACGGCCACGCCATGGTTCTGCGGTAGCGAAGCAGTTCAGACTACGCGATTGCTACTACGCGGATATCGCGTAGCGATAGTGCGAGAGCTATGCTTGATACGCAATATGCGTGACGCCGCTGTGCGAATCGAAGTCGGAATCAGTTTGAGGCGCATGGCCGCCAGGATTGGCGTGAGTGACTGCACTCTCAGGCTGTACGAGGCCGACCCGATGGCCGTGAAGGATGAGGGAAAACGCAGGCATATCGCAGCTCACTACGAGCGACTGCGTAGCGTGCTCATCCCGGATGACGTGGCATGAGCCGGACAGGTGAACCGAGGTCATGGTTCGTTTTCGGTGCCTACGAGGATGGTCGTGTCGACGTCAGCGACGGCGAGCGCGACGTGCTTGTGGGCGTATCCAGAGAGGACGCAGAGCGAGCCATCGCCGAGCAGCAAGCCATTTGGGATGCGTGGTTCGATGGTGAGGGCTAAGACTCCCACCAGTTACGAGGCGAAGAGATGGCTTCTTCGCGGCTCTTCCACAGCTGCTCTTCTTGCTCACGTAGCGCCTGCTCCCTTGTCGGCAATGCGGGCTTAGGTTGCTCGTGGAAGGCATTGGCCGCACGCCAGGCGTAAAGCGTCGCGTCACTGCAATGGTTATCGAATCCGTCAGCCTCGCGCTGGTGGTCCTCAGTCCAAGGCAGTTCGAGCCACTCCTTGACCAGGTCCGTGCAATTCCGGCTCACGACGACTCGACCCCGTTCTAGGTCGCCGTTCATTAAGCTTTGGTACCCACGCTTATTCTGCTTTTCAGCGGGCTCTATCGGGAGGGAAAACCGGCGTCTGGCTTCTTCGGCGTAGCCTTTGCCCAGACCGCCGGTGTCGCCGACAATTTTCACCGGCTTGTACCGTTCGCTCAGCTCGGCAGCCACCTCTGCGGCGTCGCTCGGCGTAAGCCCACGACGGGCAAAGCACTCAACGACGTAAACCGTACTGTCATGCTCACGCCAGCCGAGCAAAGCGAATGCCGTCGCATCCGTGTAGCCATAGTCGATGCCGAGTAGGTACGTGTCGAGAGCGGGCATATCCGCTCGCATATTGCGAGCCTGGTCGTATCGGTAGACCAACCCACCGCTGTCGCGCACCCATATACCGTCTTCGAGCTGCCGACGCGTAGTCTCATCTAGCTGCGCAAGGGACTTGCGGTACTCATCAGCGTCCAGGTGCGGGTTATCAGACAGTAGAGCTGCAACAAAGCAGCGGCCCGGGTCCCCGGACTCGACAAAGCGGCGACGTACCCACTCATGCCCAATTCCTCCCGGGTTGGAGCCAGCGCGCGCTCTAATGGGCACCTGTGCGGTGGGAGATACTTTCGTCCTGCGCAATCGCGACAGTAGGTAACGGTAGGATTGTTCTGGCCATTGTGTAAGCTCATCTACGCCTATAAATTGGAATTCCGCACCTTGATACCGGTACACATCTCGTGCCGTGTCGCAGTAACCGAATGTAAGAGTCGCACCACTCGGGAATAGCCAGCGCTTATCCCTGTCGTTCCACAGCGCGCCAGTGCCACGCAGCCACTCGTGGGACCTAGACATGAGAGCGCCTGGCAGGGCAAGGTCTGCATAACTACGGCGAAGAAGCAGTGCAGCATATCCCGGTACGTGCACGTATTGGAGCGCGCACATGAGCAAAGTACTTGACTTACCTCCACCTGCAGCACCTCCGTATAGGGCCTCTAGGCAATCGAGTGCGATGAACTCCGCCTGACGAGGCGTAGGTATCTGAGGGATGTACTGGGCTGGAGTGCGAAGTCGCAGCTCGGCCTCGTGGGCCTGCACTAGCCGCCGCACTTTGGCCCAATCTATCGACATTCACGCTCACTTCTTAGCTGGAGCCACAACCGCGTCAGGCACGTCCGTCTCCGTCCACCACGAGACATTGGATACCGGTATCTTGCGGCATATGACTTGGTCCCCTGCCGACGCAGTGACCGAAAACACACCATCGCTCAAAGCCAGGATATGCCCCTTCACGTTGGCAAACCTGGTCTGAGGTGAGCCATTCCTGAGTACATCTAGCACCGGCTCGCGGGTTATCAGCTCGACTATCTTTTTCACGCTGCGACCTCTTGTGTGTCGAACATTGGCATACCGTCGTACTTCCACGTCTCCGGCATCTTTAGGCGCTTCCCGTCTGGAGTGAGGTGCGTGTACGTCATGGCCCTGGCGCGGAATTCGTCGATGAGCCACGAACCGATACCCAGGCGTTGCCATCGGGGTTTTACGCACACGTAGTGGATTACATCACCTTCGATGCATAGCCATCCGTATACCCTCTCCGGCATGTCCGGTAGGCATGCGAGGACTACGCAGCTGCGGCGTATAACGTCCTTCACCAGCGGGCCGTATAGGCGCATCAGCACCCCTCGAGGGATGCCTAGCTGTACGGGGCCAGGCCGCTCATGAGTGCCAATATAGGTCCTAAGCCACCCACTGAGCACGAGGTTGCGCTCGCTCTCGTCCGTTCCGAGTAGGCGCAGCAATGGCTCGTGGTCTAGCTTTAGGTCACTCATCGCTATCCGCCTCCCCCTCCGCAGCTAGGCCGTATTTGACCACCTTGGCCATGAGCTCCTTCTTCTCTTCGTCAGTCACATTCTCCACCTCAATGCGCTGGACAGTAAGGCGCAGTAGCTTCGCCTGTAGGTCGATTGCCGCGATGGCTGACCTCCTATCTGGCGCAGGCAGTTCGACACCTGCATCCGTGACCCGAGTGGCCGATAGGGCGCTAGAAGCGATGCTCGCCAGCGACACCACCATCCTTGCTCGGATGTCCTCTAGGTCGCCGCTCATGGCCTTACGGATGACCCTCGCGGCCTGATACGCCCACCTCTCGATGTTCATCACCGAGCAGTCGTACTTTCTCGCTAGCTGTCGCTCAGACAGCCCTGGTATCCACTTGCATTCAGCCATCATCGATACGATTTCATCGACCCCATGATCGACGCGCGTAGCTAAGAAAGCGTTGCGGTCCTGACCCGAAAGCGCTTTTGGTACAATCTGCTCAAGATTCGAGTACTTGGAGCTCATTTGTTAATGTAACGCTTTAGCACGTCAGAACGGTATGTCATCGAAGTTGCTGCCGCTGTCATCGGGTTGCGCAGCATACGGCTGCGGCTTTACCCATCCGCTACGGGGCGCCTGGGCTGGTTCCTGACGTGGCGCACTACCCTTGTCGCCAAGCAATTCAATGTCTGTCGCATGAATCTCGACAGACGTGCGCTTCTCGCCGTTCTTCTCGTAGCTGGACGAGCGGATACTACCCTCGACAGCCACGCGTTCCCCTTTGCGGAGGAACCCAGCTAAAGCCTCACCACGTTTTCCCCATACGTTGACGCGGTGCCATTCGGTTTTCTCTTTACGCTGTCCGTCCTTGTCTTTGTAGGACTCGGATGTAGCTAGCGAGAACTTCAGCAAGCTCTCTCCACTCGGAATGGATTTTAGTTCCGGGTCTGCGCCTAGTCGTCCAATTAGTATGACTCTATTCATCTGCCCATGCCTCCCATAGGCAATCCAGTTCGTCGCTCAGCCTATCGATACGCTCCACTGTCTCTGACACAGCAGACTCAAGCGCTAGCACACGGAGCTCCAAGCTGCCTCGTCCGGGCTTGCAGCATGCATGGTTGTGCGAGTGCGGATGCTCCTCGTCACAACCGTCATCGCAGCCTAATTGGCTATGCACTTCGCACGCCCTCATGCGACCTCGCTAGCTGGCTTGGCTCGCGATATCACAATCTCGATGCGGTACTTGTCTGGTTCAGACCGCTTCGTTTTGACTTGCGAGTACGTGATCAAAGCAATCCTATGGCTCCGGTCCGATTTCAGACCTAACTCGTCGCATGTCTGATCGCAGATGGCCTTGAATGAGGCAGGTAGCCCGTCATGAGGATCGAAGCCTGGGCCCGGGGAATACCTGATGAAGTGTAGCGATACGGGATACAGGCTCACTATCATCGCGGTAGTTTGCCGTTTGATAGCGGACAGGTAGAGGTGGACGATATCGCGCTGCTCCTTCCGCAGCTTGGCCTTCGCTATTCCGCTACCTCGAGTCCAGCCTTGCGAGCCGTTCAACGGGTTCTCGGTACGGATAGGAATGGTGATACGTAACTCGCTCATAACCGCTTGCCCCCATGCCGATACGGCCTGGTCCTGTTGTATTCGAGCTTGCGTAGCACCTCGGCCTCGAGGTCTATATCTAGCTCCCCGCACATATCCGCGATGCGTATCAGCACGTCAGCCAGCTCGCTTGCTACGCCCTCTGGCTTGCCGTCAGGACCATCGGGTCCCGTCGTCACCACTCGACGGACCCCTGTCATGTAAGGGTTGTCGCTCCCTGGCGCGTACGGGGCAGCGCGGTAAGCTTCGAGCGCCTCACTTAGCTCTGAGTGAATAAGCGCAATGCAATCGCCGAATGTCCTTGGCCTGTCATGCCACCCCTTCCGGTGCGCGTCCCTATACGCCGTGGCCACTAGCTCTCGGATGTTCATTCTTGCCACTCCACATCATCGACGAACTGGGTTGTGGGCCCGTCAAAACGAAGATGAGCAGTCCCCGTAGGGCCGGAGCGATTCTTCTCTACGATGAGCTCCGCTTTGCCCGCGTTGCCTTTACCAGGCTGATAGACCTCATCGCGGTACAGCATCGCAATCACGTCAGCGTCCTGCTCTATTTGTCCGCTGTCTCGCAAGTCTGCCATGTTGGGCCGCTTATCTGGCCTGGACTCAACAGAGCGATTGAGCTGCGCTACCCCGATAATCGTACAGCTAAGCTCTTTCGCTAAGCACTTGAGTTCGGTGCTTACTTCGCCGATAGCAAGCTCGTGCCGCTGTTTAAGTAGCACCTCTCGCAGTCGCACTATTTGGATATAGTCCACCACGATAAGACTTAGCCTTTTACCATCGCGTTGAAGGTTTGAAGCGAGCCGTCGAGACCTCGCCACAATGTCCGTTATATATGGCCTCCCCTTAGCTGCGTCGTCAACATACAGACCCAGCTTTGATAGCTCTTTTAGACTCACTGTCACCTTCGTCAATTCGGTGCTGGTGAGCGCTGCGCCGCGTGTTCTGGCGAGTGATACACCAGCCTCCGTGCACATCAGCCTTGCCGCCAATTGCCGTGCTGGCATCTCCAAGCTGAATATGGCTGCACACTCGCCACGCTTAGCCACGTTGGTGGCCATGCCTGTAATGAGCGACGTTTTGCCCATGCCCGGGCGAGCGGCAATGACGATAAGGTCGCCTCGGTGCAGACCACCTGTCATCTCGTCATAGGCTCGATAGTTCGTCGGGATACCTGGACTACCTCGCCCATGTGCGCGCTCGTACCACTCGGTTAGTTCCTCCGTCAGTGGCTCCTTGATATGTCTGAGCCCACCCTCTTCGTGGCTCGATAGCGACAGCTTGAGCACCGACTTCTCGAGTTCTGCGAGTATCTCGGTCACGTTCGCGCTTGGCTCATAGACACGTGTGAGCGCCTCGTGGAGCACGCGAGCAGCAGCACGAAGTAGAGCCTTGTCGGCGATACTCTTGCAGTGCGTGTCGAACGCCCCAGGCGTAAGCACTGGAGTGGTTTCAGCCATCCGCTGCAAGTAGGACGAACCATCGGCCAGCTGAGGGAGTCGACCCTGCCGACGAAGGAGTGCTTCGACCGTCGTTCTATCCACGTCTATGCGGCCTGCGATGAGCTCGGATATGGCCGAGTAGACAGCGGCGTGCGAAGCCACAAAAAAGGCCTCAGGCGTAATCGATGCTGGTACAGCGCGGATATGGCTAGCGTCAGCGAGCATCGCCCCGATAACCCAAGCCTCGGCCTTCGGGTCCGCGGGTGGCTTGGGTTGCGGAAGCTCGGCCACTAGAGCAGGCCTAGCTTTTTCAGCTCGGCTAGCGACCGCCTAGAGCCAGGGCGAGCAGTCGCGACTGGTGCCTCTTGCTGTTGCTGCCAGTAGCTCTTCGGCTGAGATGGCGGAGCGGGTCGAGAGGCTCGAGCTTCCTTATCCGCCTTCTCTCTGCGGAGGACAGATATCACCCACTGCATCGCGTCGTTCGCGGATACCTTTTTCTTCCGCTCACCAGATTGCCTGTGGCTCGAGTACAACAGCCACATCGATGCAGGGTCCTCTACCCGTAGAGCTGAGCTCATGTGTATCGTCTCGACGAGCTCTAGCCACCACGACGGTTGTGGCGCGACTACGAGGCTAGCCTCGGTCTCCGTCTTTGATTCTTCCCCCCCCACACACGCGGATTGCGGTTGGGTATCTGTCTTTGGTTGTGAGGACAATGCAGGCGTAGACGGAGGGGCCTCCGGACACACCTCACCATTAATCTCTCCCCTCGAGTCCATCATACCCGTCGAGTCGATACCCAGAACCAGAGCGTGTGTGGGGATACCTTCGGTATCGGAGACAGCAGAGGCAGAAGGCTTGCAACTGCACCTACGGTCCAGTTCGAAGCCATACCCAGACGAGAGTCTTAGGAGAGAGGTAGCGGCCGAAAAGTGGTTGTCAAGTTTTGACTCGATGCGATTTATTGAACTGCCTAGTTTTTCGATATGGTCTAATAATTGATAGAGTATTTCCTGACCGATAGGTCGATGTGTCCGCCTTGACACAGTTGTGATCTCAGGGTCGAATTCGTCACTCGCGTTACCGTTCGTAACGGTGTTACTAAATTCGTTACACTCGTTACCCTTTCCGTTACGAAGGTTACGGATATCGTTACCTTCGTTACCGGTTTCGTTACTTCCGTTACGAGTAACGGTGTCTACGTGTAGGCTCGACGACGCTTTTCTCATCCTGTGTAGCCTCACCCTCTCTCGCGTAAGCTCTCTGCTGCGTTCCTTCTTCGCTTGCTCATCCGCCATGGTTGACTGCCTCTCTCGTGTCGTGGTGTCGTGTCGCTAGGGGGGGTGAATATGAGGATCATCGCTATCGCTACGTGCGCAGTCTCGGTTGCCTGCTCGTCGCCAGCGCCGTCTGGCGGGACGACGGTCAAAGCCAACGCATGCGTGACTGCAGGCGCCTCCTACCAGGTCAGGTATGCTGAGGACCCAAGCGGCACGTGTGGCCCCATCCAATCGAGCATTGCCTACGTGCAGCCGGATGGGACCCTAACGGCAGAAGCCTCGTGCACCGACCGAGGCAGGTACGACGGGTGCGATGTCTATATCGACAGCACTTGCGTCGTTAAAGGTGTGACGGTTGTCACCGCAGGTAAGATTACGTGGTCCAGCGACGGCAAGTCGGGGACTGGCAAGGAGTCGTACAGCCTGTCTGGGTCGTCTACGTGCACGTCAACGTATACGGTGACAGCTACCCGCCTTTAGGCCTCTGGCTGCACGTACTGGCCTACCAGCGCTCGCCCCGAGTCGGTGAGTACCCATGCCTTGCGCTCTGCCATCCACGTGAGATGACCGGAGCCTCCCGGGTCAGTGTCGGCTCGTACGATGCAATCCAGTACAGGCCGGCCAAAGCGCCTGCGAATGTCAGCCCATGTGCGAGGGTGGTAGAACCATGCGAGCTCGTGGGGCTCGAATGGCTCCGATGAAGGACGACGCAGCATTACAGCCTCGCTTTCGCACACTTGCGGCAGAGATGACTGTCGCAAGGCGTCGACCTCCCTTGCGGCCATATATCCACACGCAACCATCCTGGTGGTATGTCCCCGCCCTTTCGGTACCATCGCTTTCGTCGACCGACCTTGTCGTGCACTTTTATTTTGGCCTCGCACCTGTCGCAGACAATGGCGTCCACCCATATGTCTATCTTGGTGGCTATTGTTGACTCGCTCATGATTTCGCCTCACGTCCCTGGTAGTCGACGCTGCATATACACTTCGGATTCGTACGCGATGCGGTCACACTCATCTCGCGTCAGCGTCTCGCCGTGACCCTCGTAGATGAGGGCTGAGCGTTCGAGGACGGCGTATCGCAGGTCAGCCGGTAAGCGCTCTATCTTGGCGGCCATATCTCGGCGTAGAGAATCGCGAGCCTCGGGTACTTTCATGGCCCTCATGGCCAGTCCGCTGATGCTTGACATGTTGGCTGGATACCCATTCGGCCGCCCCTCCGCTCGTTGCCACCACTGCTCTATCGATACATCTGACGATGAGATATCTAGTCTTCGGCGGTGTCCTCTTGGCCGAGTCCAGTAAGTCGAGGAGCGACGGATTGCACTCGGCAAGGCGGTCGCCGTCGATGACGAGCATGTACCCGTGCCCGTGGAGCAAGAGCTCTGGACGCCGGCAGTCAGCGCGGAGCGTGAACTCGGCCGGCAGGTGGTCCACGTGCCAGGGGACATCGTCGTAGCGTGATGGGGTATCGATATCCACGTCATCGTCGTTCATTGGCCACCACCTTATTTGTCTGCCGATGACCCTTTGGCGTCAGCGTGTACCGATACCCCAGTTTTGCGGCCCGGCCACGCTGACAGAATGTCACCTCGTGGCACGTAGAAATCGTCAGCTTCGCTCTATTGAGGTAGTGCTCTTGTACGCTGGCCCAGCCAACCCAATCCACATCAGGCGACTCTCCATGCGTAACAAAACGCGGCGTCATCGGTAGCGAGTCGTACGGGTCAATCGTGCTCGCAGTCTCATAGTCGGCATACGGTCCATGCCATGTACCGCAGTAGTGCAGCCACCACCCGATCATCTCTGCAACCTCCCGTCCACGAGACGCCAACCAGATATCTCGGAGTACGAGGTTGCGCCGGTCAAGTCCGCGCCGCGCAAGTCCGCGCCGCACAAGTCCACGCCGCGCAAGTTCGCGTAGCGCAAGTTCGCGCCGTGCAAGTTCGCGCCGTGCAAGTTCGCGCCGTGCAAGTTCGCGCCGCACAAGTCCACGCCGCGCAAGTTCGCGCCGTGCAAGTTCGCGCCGCGCAAGTCCGCGCCGCGCAAGTCCACGCCGCACAAGTCCACGCCGCGCAAGTTCGCGCCGCTCAAGTTCGCACCGCTCAAGTCCACGCCGCACAAGT